AAAAAAGAGTCAGCTTAATTTTAGAAATGTAAAAGATCAAAGTGTGGCCGTTGAAACAGACGGTAGAGTAACTATGGATGGAAAGATCAGCTTATTAATTCCTAAAGGTGGAACAGCTGATCGCCCAGGGTCTCCTGTAGAAGGAATGATACGATATAACTCAGACACTAAAGAATTAGAATCATATCAAGGAAATAGCTCTACAGGAAATGCTGTATGGAGGAAAATAAAATTTAAAGAACCGAGCACTATGTCCTTTCAATCATTTACATCTCATTCTGGAGGTGATATGTTTGGTCCATTAACTATTAATCCTTTTAATTATGTTAAAGAAAATACTAATACATCTTTAACAGCAACAGAAGTAGCAGAACGTTTAATAGTAATTGTAGAAAATGTAATACAGGTAGCTAATATAAATTATGAAATTTTATTAGATCCAATCGGTTATGCAGCAGGAGCTTGGGTTCATTTTGGAAGTAGTGTTCCAACAACTAAAAATATCTATATAATAAGTGGATTCGACCGCTAACTAAAAAAGCTATTATTTTATTTTTAATAAATACAAAACAAGCTTTTTTGGATGAATTATGGCAACCTATTTTAGAACAAAAGTAGTAAAAGGCGTAGGCCTTACACCAGTTGATGTGGTGAACACTATTTCTAGCAACAGATTTACAATTCTAGGTTGTAATGCAGCCAATGTGACAGATGATAATGTAATAGTTGACGTAAAAGTTGTTGATGCAACTAGTACAGAGGCTTATTGGGTTAAAGGTATAGTGATACCTCCATATAATTCTTTAAAAATTGTCACAAACGGTGAAAAACTTATACTAGCTGAAAATTGTGCTCTAAGACTAGTAAGCGATCAACCAGGCAGCGTTGATGTCATAGTAAGTTATGCAGAAATTGTTTAAAGGATAAGAAATGGCACAGAACAATTATCTATTTGGTCTTGATGAAACAACATTGCTAGGTGATGCTCCGAAATATTTTTATGGTTTGAGGAGAACTAAAGACGGTGACTTATATTTTGGAAAATATAATACTTTGCAACCCGACGAGTTGATTGTTGTTAATAATAATGGACCAGCAGAAGAGGATTATAGTGAATTCGAATACGGTGTAGATTATGTAGATAATATTGATGAAAATCATAACATTGTATATGAAAATTTATATTATAGTCAATATCGTTGGGATACTAGATCGATGTATTATTATATAGATGAGAATGGCAGTTTTATTGCTAGAATCGCTCAAAAATATACCTACGAAGAAGAATTATAAATATTGAATAAGTTCAGGAAAACATAATGGCTGAGTTTAAAATTAGTAGATTACGCTTTAGATGGCGTGGAATATGGAATGCTAACACTGAATACTTTTTAGATGATATTGTATTCTATGGAGGCGGAAGTTGGACCTGCGTTAGACGACATACCTCTACAAATTTTTATGATGGTCAAACATTCTTAGCTGATTCAGCAGATACTAGTCCTACCCCTGCATTTGAAAGAATGACAGATGGGTTTTCGTTTTTAGGAGATTGGGTAAGTTATCAAGATTATACAGCAGGATCTATTGTAAATGCAGGCGGATCATTATATGTCTGTTTAACAGATCACGCAGGAACGCAGTACTTTAGTCAATCAGAAGCTAATTGGGCTTTATTTGCAACAGGTATAAAATTTAAAGGTGACTGGTCCCCGAATACTAGATATCAAAAAGGCGATGTAATACTTTATAATAGTAATCAATATCGTTGTATATTAGAACATACAAGTCCATCAATTGCTCAAGGAATTATAACAGGTAACAATGACGGTAACGATGATAGTACAGGTGAAACCTGGTCATTATTTTTAGAAAATTTTACTTACGCTGGAGTACATACACCTATAACTAGATACAGAGTAAACGATCTAGTAAAATACGGAGGATCTATTTGGAGATGTACAACAGAACACACAAGTATCTTAGTTCAAGACTCTATAGATAGTGACAAGTTTACTTTATATCTATATGGGAATAATTTTAGAGGTGATCACAACATTGCAAATTATTACGGTGTAGGTGATGTTGTAAGACACAGTAGTTTTTTATATGTTGCAACAACTAATATTCAACCTATTGATCACAGCAGGCCTGGAGTAAGTAGTCAGTTTCCTGAAGGAAATCCAGCTTGGGCAGTACAATTACAAGGTTATAATTTCGTAGGAAACTTTTCAACATCAGGAGTTTACAAAAAAGGCGACGTTGTACTTAGAGGTGCTAACTTATTTGTATCACTAACTGATACTAATCAAGATGGTAGTACTATTGACTATTTAGATACGTCTAATTGGACTTCCTTAGTTCCTAGTAGTAAATTTAAAGGATCTTGGGACTATCCTGTCTCTTATGATTTAAATGATTTAGTTGTTTACTTAGGTACAACTTATAAAGCTAATATTGCCCATACAAGCCAAATAAACAGTTTTCCAGGAGATAACGGTAGTGGATTCTTTTATTGGGATATTTTTGCAGGTGGCGATCCTTACGCAGGACTTAAAAAGCCAGGTGACTTATTAACTTATAACTTAAGCAGAGACGACCTAGGAAATGACGGAAGCACAATTATAGGTGATTTAAGTTCATATGGTCCAGCCAGAGTTAAAATCGGCAGTGAAGATCAATTACTTATAATTGAAAATAACGATGGAGATATTGGTTATAAAACCTGGGGGAACGTCAATAGGGTATTTCACGTTAGAACAAACGGTGTAGACGATGATACTGATCCTAATAGAGGAATAAATTATTTTAAACCATTTAGAACTATTAGGTATGCTTGCGAAAAAGCAGATGATGGATGGGCCGGAACAACTACTATTAAAGTTTCAACAGGCGATTATTACGAAATACTTCCTATTATTATTCCGGCTCGTACAGCAGTAGTAGGAGAAGAGCTAAGATCAGCAAGGATAATCGCTAACGATCCAATTGAAGCACTAGCTAATGACTATCCTTACACTATCGCTTGTCTTAATCGTTTAGAATTTATAATGTCAGATATTTTAACCGGAACGGTTATAATTAAATCTACAGGCAATACAGTTTCTCAAAACATTACTAATAATACTGCATTACCAGTTGATATTACTAAAATTTTAAATCTTATAACAGATGTTAAAAATTACATAACGTATAGAATTGGAAATCAAGGATCAAATGTCGCTGTATACGGTACTAACACTGCAAGCAGCTCTACAACTGCATTATCTGCTGCGGCAGCATTAAATGCTAATAAAGATTTCCTAGTGGCAGAAATCAATGCGTTTATGGTTAGTTCATATCCTAGTTATGTTTTTGACCAAGATAGGTGTGGTAGAGATACAAAAAGATATATTGAGGCTTTTATATACGATATAACTTATCCAGGAAATTATAAATCTGTATTAGCTGCAAGATATTATGCAAATGCAGTAGAAGGATCCTATGCTGAAGATATGTTTTATGTTCGAGATGCTACAGGCATTCGTAATATGACAATGTTAGGACTAAATGGCACATTACAATCTAATATAGGATTAGAACCGTATAGAAGACCAAACGGCGGAAGTTATGTGAGTTTAGATCCAGGATGGGGACCTAATGATAATAGAACGTGGATTCTAACTAGAAGTTGCTATGTACAAAATTGTACAACATTTGGATATGCTGCTACAGGACAAAAAATAGACGGATCTTTACACAATGGTGGAAATAAATCTATTGTAAGTAATGATTTCACGCAGGTCATTAGTGATGGAGTCGGGTGTCATGTATTGAATGGAGGTAGAGCAGAACTAGTCAGTGTGTTTACTTACTACTCTCAAATTGGTATGTTTGCAGAGGACGGAGGAATTATTAGAGCTACTAACGGAAACAGCTCATATGGAACCTTTGGTGCGATTGCAGATGGAGGTGATCCTTTAGAAATTCCTCAAATAGGAAAAGTTAATACTCAAACTGATCAGGCAGTTATTGGATCTGCATTCGCTGGCGAAGTTAATGATTATGTTTTTATATTAGAATTTTTAAATGCAGGACAAGATTATACAACCGCAAATTATACTTTCACTAGCTCAGGAACAGGAGCAACTGTTTTACAAGAAGAGTTTAGAGATAATGGAGTATTTGAAGCCCAAGTTTTAACTTCAGGAGCAGGTCATTTACTACGAGGAAATAATGCTCAAATTGGGACAACAACTACAATTACTTTAGCTAGTAACGATCCTAGTACAGAAGCAGAAATTTTAGGCTGTAGAATAACAATTGTTTCAGGCGAGGGTACAGGACAATATGGCTATATTACAAGCTATGATCCAATTAACAAATTGGCGACTGTTAGTAAAGAATCGAGTTCAACACCAGGATGGGATCATGTAGTTCCCGGCACAATTATTAAAACTACTCTAACTACTTCTAGTCGTTATAGAATAGAACCAAGGCTAACGTTTTCTGATCCAGGATTTACTGTTGCATCAACACTAAGCCAAAGTACAACAATTAAAGCAAATGCAATATATGGTGAAACAATCGAAACATATACAAACAAGCTTACAGATGTTGGACTAGCTACTTTTAATGTTACTAAAACTGGCAGAAGTTACTCAGTCGCCTTAACTTATGGCGGTTTAGACTATACAGAAGGAAATATATTAACTATTACAGGAGCTAATATTGGTGGAGAAGCAATAGAACACGATATAACTATCACCGTTACCAGTGTTGATAACGGAGCCATAATCGGATTTACCTACGAAGGTATAGGCACAAGTGGTAGATTTGTTATGACACCTGGAGCAAGCAGTATTGTTTCTCACAGTCTAGATGGATTAGTATGGTATGATTCTTTATTACCAACTTCTGGATACTGGCGTGCCTTAGCTTATGGAATGAATAAGTTCGTTACTATTTTATATGGTTCGAGCACAATGGCTTATTCATCAGATGGAATTACCTGGACTACAGGATCTATGCCTTCTTCAAGAAATTGGGTAAGTGTTGCTTATGGAAGTAATATATTCTGTGCAATTGCTAGTAACTTAGATAGCGCAGCAACTAGTATTAATGGAATAGGTTGGGTAGCTACTACTCTTCCTGATGTAGGTGACAGTTCAACTAACGAATGGGTGGCTATTACTTACGGTAAAGGAAAATTTGTAGCAATTGCTAATAGTAGCAATGCTGTAGCAGTTGGAACTTGGAACGGAACAACAATGACCTGGCAAGGAGCGGTTGTTGAAGTACAGGATTCTAGCTTACAAAATTGGGCAAGTATAGCCTATGGTAATGGAAGATTTGTAGCCATAAGCACTACAGGGTACGTTACATACAGCTTTGACGGTGTTAATTGGGAAACAACTACAAATGGAATGCCGCAAGATGACACTAACGAAATGTACTGGGAAAGAGTAAGATATGGACAAGGAGTGTTTTTTGCTACCTGCAAGAGTCCCCAACAAGATGTAACTGCTTTTTGTGCAACTTCTTATGACGGTATAGTATGGACTAGCCGTACGTTAAATTCTGCTCAAAATTGGGGTCCTGTAGCTTTTGGAAATCCAGATATTAGCCTAGGCGATTCAACTAAATCAAATAATCGAGGGGTATGGGTCGTTGGAACCACTACTGCAAGTAGAAGTATAAATCGTATATTAACTGGTGCACGAGCATTAGGTAGAGTATTTGTTGAGCAAGGTGTCAACAAAGTTTTAATTTGGGAACCAGGATCAGGGTATGCCATCCCTCCAACGATTACTTTAACTGATCCTAATATTACAAGTCAAGCCACTTATAGAATAAGAATAGCAGATCAAGTTTTAGCTCAACCTACTTTTATAACAAGAGGAACTGGTTATAGAACAAGCTCAACATCAGTTACAGTTGCTGGAGATGGATTCGCTGATATACTTCCAGTTGGATCTTATCTTACCGTTGATGGACTTACTACTGTTCCAGGACCAGGTGCTCAATTTTATATAGGTGGAAAGTCTACATATTATACTGCTGTAGTAACTGGAATTAATGTTAGTCAGGTTAATGGGAAATTTAGATCTACATTTAGAGTGACTCCTACTATTGAAGTAAATGATTATATTCAAGATGATATGGAAGTCATTGTAAAAGAACTTTACAGTCAGGTTCGCATAACAGGACACGACTTTTTAGATGTAGGTACAGGAAATTATATAGAGACAAATTATCCAGGACTTTATATAAACTACGACTATGATAAAGTACCATCAAATGAAGTAGGACAATTAAATGGAGGTCGTGTTTTTTATGTTAGCACAGACCAAGATGGAAACTTTAGAGCAGGTGATTTATTTGCTGTTGAACAAGCAACAGGTATTGTAACAATTAGCGCAGACTTTTTTGATTTAGCAGGCTTAACTGAACTTGCTCTTGGAGGAGTAGTTGTAGGGGGAACTGGAACAGTTATTAGAGAATTTAGCACTGATCCTAAATTTACAGCTAACTCAAATAATATTGTGCCTACTCAAAAAGCAATTATTTCTTATCTACAATCTAGATTAAACATCGGCGGAGAAGATTTGCTTACTGCTAGTTTTATCGCTGGTACAGTAAAGGTCGGCCCAGGTGAAATTAGTAATACAGCAAATTTGATTAATAATATTCCTGTAATAGCTAATTTCTCAGGTCCAGGAAGTTCAATACAAGGATCTATTTTAGCTCAAAGTATGTTTTACGCTTCCTTTAATGTTGGATAAAAAATAAATATTATAAAATAGAATCTCGGAGTTAATATGGCAGAGTTTAAACTTGGTAGACTGAAATTTGTTTGGAAAGGCACCTGGGCTACAGCTACAGCGTATGTAAAAGACGATGTAGTAAGGTACGGTAATAGCACCTATATTTGTACAATAGGACATACCTCTGCGGCAAGCATCAATACAGACATCAATGTATCTCCAAGCAGATGGAATAAGATGAGCGAAGGTCAAACCTGGAGAGGAGACTGGACTACATCAACTGCGTTCTATGCAGGAGAAATTGTTAAGTATGGTGGAAATCTATATACTTGTTCTACAGGGCATACTAGTGCTGCTACAGCAAGTCTTGGATTAGAGCAAAATTCAGCCGACTGGAACTTATATCTTACTGGTATTGACTTTAAAGGTGATTGGTCTACAAGCACACGATACAAGCTTAATGATGTTGTTCAATACGGAGCAACAAATTATATATGCTTAACTTATCATACTAGTGCGGCAACAGCAACATTAGGATTAGAGCAAGATCAGTCTAAATGGGATGTGTATTCTACAAGCGTAGATTATAAAGGAACTTGGGCTACAACTACTCGTTATAAAGTTAACGATATCGTTAAGTACGGTGCAGGTTTATGGATTTGTGTTGCAGCGCATAGCTCTGGAGCTAACTTCAGTGGAGATACTGCCTATTGGAATCAATTTGTAGAAGGCTTCGAGTACGAATCAGATTGGTCGAATGTTACAGTTTATCAGCCAGGTGATGTAGTACGCTACGGTGGTAATCAATACATCGCAAAAACAGTACATAGTGCTAGCAATCCATTAACCGGAACTACGAATTGGGACTTGTTTAGCGAAAACTTTAAGTTTCAATCTACTTGGAGTATAACAACTAGCTATAAAATTGGAGAAATCGTTAAAGTTGGCGGTAATCTTTTTATTGCAACTACTGATGCTCCTTCTATCCAAACAACTTTACAAAGCACAGACAGTGGAACTAACTATTTCCAAGCTGTGTCAACTACTGATGTAGTAGCTGGAATGGTTGTTAGATTTACAGGGTCTGCTTTCGGTAATGTTAATATCAGCGGAACATATTATGTCAAACAGGTTATTAATGCTACACAATTTACAATAAGCACTACCCCAGGAGGTGCAGCATTTACTCCTGTTACTGCTTCAAGCTTAACTAACACAGTTACTTTTGCTCCTAAACCTCCTAATGCAAGCTATTGGACTGCACTTAGTGAAGGTTTAAATTGGAGAGGAAGTTGGACTGACGATACTGAATATGCACAGAACGATTTAGTCCGCTATGGAGCTAATACTTATATTTGTAAATTAGCACATAGATCAGAAGGCGACGACGGTTCTACAGTCGGAGCTACAGGTGGTGGCCAGGTACAAAGTAGACCAGATCAAGACGCTACTAGCACTTACTGGGATCTATTTAATGTAGGAACAGAAACTAGCGTAATGAATACCAAAGGAGATATGGTATATTATGGCACGTCTGGACCTGTAAGATTACCTGTTGGAACAGAAGGTCAAGTTTTAAGAGTTTCTTCAAATTCTACTCCAGAGTGGGTAAGTTGGGGAATGTCGGATAATATCTATTATGTTGGTACTAACGGACAAGATTTACCATTTCCGACTTATGGAGGAACTATAGACAAGCCTTGGAAATCTGTAAGATATGCTGCACAACAAATAGAACGCGGATGTATGAATCCAGAAGCACGTCGTTTGTTAGAAATGAATCGTATCTTTATACAAAAAGAAGTATGTGAATGGATTGAATATCAGGTTACAAATAATGTAAGTCCATTTACCACAGGATTTACCTTTGCTAGAGATCGCTGCGAAAGAGATATAGGATGGGTAATTGACGGACTTGTTTACGACTTTACTCATGGCGGTAATGTTAGAAGCAGAGGCGCTGCATTAGCCTATGTTAATGCACTTTATCCTGGAGAAAATGGTACTTATACTAGATTAGCAGCAGAAAGACTACAAGATATAGCCTGTTATAATTATATGGTAACACTTATTCAAAAAGTATTATTAAATCAAGCACCTACTGTAAATTACCAGGTTACTAACGGAGATAATTCTACTGCTATAGTCAGCCAATATATAGATACTGCATATACCGCAGAGACTGGCGTTTACGAAAAATGTGTAAGTCTTGTAGGAATTATAACTCAAGCACTAACAGATCAATCAACAGCTAATATTCCAGAAAGAAACCCTGCTAATAATACAATTAACGTAAGAACAGGCGAGTATTACGAAACATTACCAATTATTGTGCCAGAATGCACAGTAGTTATTGGAGATGAATTACGTTCAACAAGAGTTAGTCCTGCTGGAAGTTTAATTAATCTAAGCGATACTTTTTATACAGTAAGCACTTTGAGCAGATTAAGAACTGTAGCAGGACAAATTGTACAAGGAATTAATGTAACAGAAAGTACAGGAAATACCGCATCGCAAAGCAGTGTTTGGCCACTTGCACCTGCATCTACAGCAGTCGAAGTTGAAAAACTTGTAGGTGTAATGCAACATAAAATTGACCAAATTGCTAATACCGCTCACATGAGAAGTTATACACTTCCATACCTCTTTAACACTGTTTCGTATCTAAATGGATACGGAGATGCTAGAACATTAATTATCGAAAACAAAGAATTTATTAAAGAGGAAATAGCAAAATTTACAGATGTTAATTACCCGTCTGTAAAATACAGCCGTACAAAATGTAAGCGAGATGTAGGTTATATTGTAGATGCAATCGTATACGATTTAACTTATACAGGAACTACTCAAAGTTTAAATGCTGGTTTAGCATACTTTGATGGTCCAGGAAGCTCGTTGTTAATTGATTCAACAGAGCTTGCTGCTACTATTGCAGCATACGGAAGATTAAAAACAATTTTACAACAAATTGTTCAAAATATTTCTGTTACTGTAAGTACTGGTAACACTCAAATACAATTTAGAGACAGTACATTATTTCCTAATGGAGGAAATACAACTGGTTTTGTAGGAAGTTGTATAGATATAATCACCGGAATATTATCAGCTGGATCTACAAATGGTCGTCCTAATTTTACTGTAACAAGCATAACTGGTAATAATACATTTAATACAGCAGCCGCTCATGGTTTAGCAGCAGGTGATTTAGTAATTCCTAGAACTACTGCTAATGGAGTGACAGCTGACACTCGTTATTATGTGTTAACAACAACTACAACTTCATTTACAGTATCTCTTTCATATGCTGGATCTGGAGTGGGTGGATTAACTAATGGTACTGGATTAACTATTGTTTTTGACTACGAAGATCGTCCAACAATTAACAATAATAATAATCCAAGTCCGTCTTTAACTACAGCTTATACAGCATTAAGTGCAGCAGTAGGAACTATCGTTACTAATATGAGTAACTACATAGCTGCAAAATATCCTAGCTTAACTTATAACACAGCAAAATGCAATAGAGATGTAAGAATTATTCTTGACGCAGTTGGATACGATTTTCAGTTTAACACAAATGTACAAACTATTGCGGCAGCTTACTCATATCTAAGAAGTAGCGCAAGTGATGTGTTTAGTTTAGGACAAAAAACAGCTACAAGAGATGCATTTCAGTATGTTAAAGAACAGGCCAAATCTAATGTAGGAGGGGACACAACTTCTCAAAATAGAATCGAAACACTTATGAATACATTAGATGAAATAGTGTTTGGAGCTACATCAGAAGGCTTAACTTGTGGACAGAGTGATCCTAATTTTGATTACGCAATTTTACAATTAGAAAAGAATAGAGACTACATTGTTTCAGAAATCAGTGCTTATATGGACTCAACCTTTAGTGTGCCTGTAAATTCTTATAGCTCTACTACAGGTACATTTACTCTAGGCGGCAACGGTTCTTGGTTAAAAAGAAATGCAGCAGTAAAATTTGTTGGTACAGCATTTTCTGGAGTTACAACTAATATTACATATTACGTTCAAAGGATTAATAGCTCTTTAACAGAGTTTTCAATCGCTGCCACACGTGATGCAACAACACCGTTAACAGGGTCATTTACAACTGGATCTGGTTCAATGACCTTAAAACTTGTGTTTAATTCAGAACTATGCTTACGCGATGTAAATGAAATGTTAGATGCTCTTAAGTTTGATTTACGCTATACAGGAAACTATAAGTCAGTTCTAGCAGCTAGATATTACGCCAATGCTGTTCGTGGTAGTAAAGAAGAAGATATGTATTATCTACGAAATGAAACAGGTCTAAGAAATCAAACAATGTTTGGGTTAACTGGTGATCTGTTAGCACCAAATGCCTACGGAACAAGCAGAGTTAGTGCAGGTGCATACGCAAGCTTAGATCCTGGTGCTGGACCACATGACTATCATTCTTGGATTATCAGCAGAAGCCCATACATACAAAATTGTACAACTTTTGGTTACGCAGCAATAGGTCAAAAGATAGACGGTTCCTTACACAACGGCGGTAATGACAGTATGGTGTCCAATGACTTTACTCAGGTCATCAGCGATGGTATAGGATGCTGGGTTACAAATAATGCAAGAGCAGAATTAGTTAGTGTGTTTACCTATTATTCACACGTTGGTTACTTGTCTGAAAACGGTGGACGTATAAGAGGAACTAACGGTAATAATAGTTACGGAGATTTTGGATCAGTAGCTGAAGGATTTGATAGTACAGAAACTGCAATTACAGCAGTTGTTGACAATAGAAAATTTACAGCAGATGTAGGATCAGTTCTTACAGATGGTATTAATCAGCTTTGGACTTATGAATTTAGTAATGCAGGCACTGATTATACATATGCTACTTGGTCTATTGGAGGAACAGGTGCTAGTGTAGCTGTAGAACAAGATGAATTTAGAGATGACGGTGTTTTTCAGGTTAGATTATTAGACAATGTTGACGATAGTACAAATGCTCCAGAAATTGCAGGTAACTTTGGCGGATTCGGATATTTAAGTAATGCTAATACAGCACAGGGTGGAACATTAACTAATATCACAATTGCTGCCACTGACTCTGAAGTAAGTAGTGCCTATGTTGGAATGAAAATTTTATTAACTGCTGGCTCTGGTGCTGGACAATACGCAATAATTAGTGTTTATAACTCAGGTCTTAAATTAGCCACAGTAATAAAAGAAAGTGATGGTTCGTCAGGATGGGATCATATTGTTCCTGGTACAACTTTAGTGTCTCCTGACGCTTCTACAACATATGTTATCGAACCTGCTTTATCTTTTACATCTCCTACATTTAGTTCTACTGCTAGGACATTAGCAACTAGTTTAACTTATGTTAATTGTGAATGGGCATCTACCACAGCCTATTACAGTGCAGTATCAGCAACTGGGGGTTCTGGAAGTGGTGCAACATTTAATATAGTTAGAAGAGGGCCTAAGTATCTTGTTATTACTATTAATAGCGCAGGAAATAATTATGTAATAGGAAATACTTTAACTGTAGCAGGTGCAAACTTAGGTGGCGCTACTCCTGATAATAATATTACTATTAAAATTACTAGTGTTAATACAACCTCAGGAGCGATTATTCAGTTTGAATCAAGTGGAACAGGACAAGGCGGTTATTTTGTCGCACTAGCATCTGGTACACAAAACATTAACACAAGCTTAGATGGTATTACTTGGAGCAGTCCAAGCGCAACAGCTCTGCCAAGTGCCAGCAACTGGTCGTGGATGGCCAACGGAGACATTACAGTTTCTGAAACTGCTGGTTCATTTGTTAATGGTCGACTATACCAAATCACAAGCGTTGGTAATACTATATGGACAAACATTGGTGCTGCTAATAACTTATTAGGAACCTATTTTGTTTATAACAATTACACAGGAGCTGGGTATACAGGTAGTACAGGAACTGCTAAACCTATAGCTACAAGTTTAGTTGCTGTATCAGATAGCACAACAGTTAATGCTTATAGCTTAAACGGAGGGCAGACCTGGACAGCTGGGGGTGCATTACCAGCAGCTTTTGCTTCAGGTAGTGCTGGTACTTATGTAGCTTATGGTATTCAAAGTACAAATGGACGCTGGGTAGTAATTAGAAATGGTATCACTGGAACAGGATTTAGCACCAACGGTGGTATAACTTGGACATCGGGCGGCAACTTGCCTTCAGCTGCAACCTGGACAGGATTGGCTTATGGTAAAGGTAAATTTGTTGCTGTTGCTTCAGGAGGAACGACAGCCGCATACTCTAGCGATGGAGGAGCAACATGGACTGCTGCTACATTACCAAGTTCTAGCAACTGGACTAGTGTAGCTTATGGTAACAATAGATTTGTGGCAATTTCTGCTACAACTGGAACCGCAGCAGCTTATAGTTTAGATGGAATAACCTGGGTAGCAAGCACTCTACCAGCAAGTGCAACTTGGACTAATATCAGCTATGGACAAGGTGTATTCTTGGCAGTAAGTCAAAGCACTCAAGCAGCTTCAAGCGAAGACGGAATTCGCTGGGCTTCAAGAACGATGAGTACAGCAGCTAATGGTTTCAGTAGCAGTACATTTGGAAATCCTAATAAAACAGGTGTTTGGGTTTCAGTACAACGTAGTACAGCAGGAACAGTAGCAAGTAGTTCTAATCTTGGTGCAACAACAAGAGCAAGAGCATATGTAGCAAATAAGAAAATATTTGCTGTGAGAATTCTTGAACCAGGTTCAGGGTATTCTGTTGCGCCTACAATGACTATAACAGATCCAAACAATACTTACGAAGCACCATTTACAGTAAGAATTGGTAAAGGTGCTTTAGCTAATCCAAGCTTTAGGAATAGAGGCACTGGCTACGGATCTGCTACAGCTCAATTAGATACAGGTGATGGATATGGAGATAATTTCCAATACGGATCTTACATTGCTGTCAAAAACTTAACAGCAATACCAGCAGCTGGTGCTAATGTAGTGTTATCAAGCCAACCTAATTTTGTTTATAAATTAGTTCAGGTATTAAGTCAATCTGGTACAGACTCCGGGTCAATTGGAGCATTTTTACAAATAAGTCCAGATTTATCACTCTATAATGCTCCTGCTCACGAAACCGCGGTAACAACTAGAATTCGTTACAGCCAAGTTCGTTTAACTGGACACGATTTCTTAGATATTGGTACCGGCAACTTTGATGAAACAAATTATCCAGGAGGAATCCCTGATAATGCTCCAAGTCAGAGTAGAGAAACTGTAGACAACAATGGTGGTCGTGTATTCTACACATCAACTGACCAAGACGGTAACTTTAGAGTAGGAGAACTGTTTACAATTGAACAAAGTACTGGTATTGCCACATTAAATGCAGATGCATTTAATATTGCCGGCCTGGCGGAACTTACTTTAGGATCAGTAACATTAGGTGGAAGCAGTGCAACAATTGTAGAATTTAGTACAGATCCATTCTTTACTGCTAATAGTGATCAAATAGTTCCAACTCAACGTGCGATAAGAACATATATTGCTTCGCAAATTGGTGGTGGTGGAGCTTCGTTGAATGTAAATAGTGTAGTAGCTGGATTTATTGAAATTTCGAACAACCAGATAACAACAACTTCTGGTGCACCAATTCAGATGAAGGCTAATTTTAACTTTTCAGCTGGTGTAACTGGATACCCATTAGCTTGGAATTACTTTTTATTATAATGGAGAATTAAAACATGGCAACAGGAAGACTCGGAGCTTCAGACTTATCAGCTACTACTAATACAACAGTATATCAGTGCCCTGCTAGTAACTTTGCGGTGGTAACTTTATCAGTTTGTAATAGAACAGCAAGCACAATTACTTGTAGAGTAGCATTGTCAACATCATCGACACCTGCTTTGGCAGATTATTTAGAATACGGCGTCAGCATTCTTGCGAACGGTGTACTCGAAAGAACAGGTATTGTTATGGCAGCTAACCAATATCTAATTGTTTATTCTAGTGCAAGTAGTGTTAGCGCAGTAGTTTTTGGCATCGAAACAGCGACCTAATATAGTATGACAAGAAGAATATCATCTGGGTACGGATTTGCTTCAGGCGGTCTAGGACAAATTCAAGTTGTCCAAAATACTTTATCGACTTCAGCAGGAGACATAACACTGTCTCCTACTTCCGGTGGAATTTTGGATTCAAAAGATGTTGTAAAAGTTAATAATGCAACAAATGCAACTAGTGCATCAACTGGAGCTATCAGAGTAAGCGGACCACTAACTGTTTCAGGTAGTGTAAATGTTGGCGGCTACATAACAACAACTGCTTGGAATAACGGACCGATAGGTAGCGTTACTCCAGCCGCAGCACGATTTACAAGTGTAACAGCCACAAACTTAACTACTTTATCTGAAAGTGCTGAAGTTTCATTACCGTTAACAGGTGCTACAGGCTCGGTCACTCACGATTATACAGTTGCAAACACATTTGTACATAGTTCTATAAGTGCTAATTTTACTGCTAACTTTACAAACGTGCCTGTAACAGCTAATAGAACATATACTTTTACATTGATTTTTAATCAAGGTGCGATACCATATTATGCAAGCTCGATAGCTATCAATGGTTCGGTACAAACTGTAAACTGGCAAGGTGGACAATTTAAAGCTAATAATGTAGATATACAAATGATTAGTTTAATCAGAGCAAATGGAGTTTGGACCGTAATTTCAACAGTTCAGAATCACAGTTTACTCTTAGATGGGAGTAGTAGTTCAAGAGCTGCTCCAGATGCTAATTATCTTTTCAATGCAGGAATCACAACAAGTAACGCTTATTGGATTAATTTACCACAACTTGGACCCACGCAGGTTTACTGTGATATGACAACCGATGGTGGTAGATGGATGATGATGGGGTATTTAGGAAGCATTGTAGGTGTAGGAAACGTAAACCAAGCAGTATTTTCAACGTTTGGGACTCTTGCTGCAACTCGTGCTAGTAATCAAAGTTCTTTTTCACGATTTGATATCGCAAAAGCTTATTCAGGAACTGATGGCGGAAATACACAACTTATGTGGAGAAGAACAAGTAATAGTAACATAATTGTAATTCATACACTTGATGCTTTGTTCGATCGTATGGCAACTAACCCAGATGCATCAAGTGTACTTTTAAATTTTCAAAACAATCCAAATGGGCAGGGGATAGGATTTCCAATTAAAAAATTTAAAATGTCTAACACAGGCCCTGCAAACTTAAAACTAAATGGTGGTGCCAGATATGAAAATGGACCCACTTATCCAGGAATAGCCTGGAACGGTCCTTATAATGAAGACTTAGATAATAGTGGATCTTATACTTCTTATCTTAATCCTAGAAGCATTTTACAATGGGAAACTGGAGGAGTTGAAAATAATACTCAATGGTTTAGAGGAGGACCTTTAACTCTTACTGCATCTACTGGCAATTTTGGAAATCAGGCAATGAGAGATGTAGAAATATATTTTAGATATAATCCATTAGGAAATCAATAAGATGCCAAGAAAAATTTCACAAGGTACTGCTGTTACAGGCGCCAGTGGCGGAGCTGGTACATTACTAGTACAAGGAACTGTTGTTAGTACACAAGATACTAATGGAGATATTACATTTAGTCCAGCTAATACTTTAATTGTTCCAAGTCGATTAGTAGTTTCTAATTCTACTGCAAGTACAACGAGTACTAATGGAGCTTTAACAACAACTGGAGGAATTGGTGTTGCAGGTAATATAGTCATTACTGGAAGTTTAAACAGTACAGGAGGATTAAGCAATGCTCCTGTAGGAAATGTTAATCCAAGCACTGGAACATTTACAGATTTAACTATTACTTCAATGACTTATGAAGAAACTTCTGAAGTTTTAAATCCTTTAACAGCAGCTACAGGAGTAGTAGCTCATAGTCTCTTATTAGGAAATAATTTTAGTCATAGTGGTATTTTAGCTAACTTTACTGCTAATTTCACAAATGTGCCAACTACAGATAATAGAAAATATGAACTTACTCTTTACCTCACACAAGGTGTGACAGGATATTTTGCCACTAGTGTACAGATAGATGGTGTAGCACAAAATATATATTGGGCTGGCGGCACCCTTCCTGCTCCTGGATCGAGTAGCTTTGATACGCAAAGTTTTACTTTAATCAGATCAGGCGGCACTTGGACTATATTTTCTTCGTTAAATGTAAACGGAGCAAACTATCCAGGAAGTAGTCAAACTAATCCTGCACCAAGCGGATACTGGATAGCTAATAATATTAGACAGCCGTTTAGTTTAACTTCGAATAATTTTTGGATTAAATCATCATCAATGCCAAATGCCTTACAAATGTATGTAGATTTGAATTATGAAAGCGGCGGTTATGATTTTTACAATATATCAGCAGGTACAGCTATTACAAAGTTCGGAGAACAACATTCAGGGTGTGCATTGGGCCTTGATTTAGTATATCCTAGAAGTGTATTACATTGGCGTGCCATGGCTGACTATGTACGAAATATTATTGGAAGTACAGATAGTTCGTATTTTCAAACTGCCTACGCTGTTTATAGAAATTCGAGCACTACAGGCGGCACAGTGAATGGAAATTATTCAACTTACATTATGCGAAATCCAAGGTTTTATGCTTCAGGTGCTCCAGATTATAAAACTGGTGATGGTGGAAGATGGTGGTTAAGAGATAGCACTTTCACTGATCCTAGTGGAGATTATTCAGAACGTAATCTTTTAGGTATAGGTGCAGCAGGATATACATTCCCTAATCCATATACAGGTCAAGATTTGCAAATAAATGATAATACAGCAGGATATAGCACAGGTACAAAATATTTGGTATCAACAAATGCAAAACCTTAATGGAGTAAATAGTGGCAAGAACAACTAGATCAGGTGTAGCAGGATCAGCAGCAAGTGGGCTGGGTGGGTTGTCTGTACAAGATACGACAATTACTACCCTTACATCTGGAGAAAATATTACATTAAATGCACCGGGTGTAGGAACAAATATAATAACAACTCCTTTACTAGCTCAAAATACAACAGGAGCAATAACTGGACTAACAGCAACATTATCAACAGGTACTGCCATAGTAACAGTTACAGGAGTAGGTCAAACTACTAACGGATTGCTTGTAGGTCAAGGTTTAACAATAACCGCTGGAACTGGATTATTTGGCGTAGGTGCAACAATAGCAAGTATTGACAGTACTACTCAGTTTACAATGAGTGCAAATCATAATACAGCTGGCGCAATAACATTTTCACAAACACAAGCACCTGGATTAGGTGTAGTTGGTGGTATAGGTATCACTCAAGACTTGTTTGCAGGATCGACTCTTACAGTGTCCGGAGGATTTACTGCTCCTATTGGTATATCCCCTGCTGTAGCATCTACTGGTGCGTTTACATCATTGACTAGCACTGGCTTACATACTGTTACAAGTTCGGTTGATGCAACTGCTGTAAAAACTGGTGCTACTCTGACCGTTAATCATGATTTTACAGAAAGTAATATTTGGTATCATTATAATATTACATCTGATTTTACATTAAATTTAATAAATGTGCCTACCACTAACGATAGAGTTTTAGCAGTAAGTGTTGTTTTAGTACAAGGCGCTTCGGGTAGAGCAGTTACAGCTTTTCAAATTGATGGTGTTTCTCAAACATTGAGGTATCCAGGGTATATTCCTATTGTAGGATCAGCAAATAGAACAGAAGTGCAGACTTTTGTTCTTACTAGAACAAGTAATGCTTGGACTGTAAGAACATATATGAGTACCTACGGAGAGAGTATTGGAACAAGCCCACTTAATCCTGCGGCAAGTGCAGATGCTATTAAAACTGCAAATGCAAGTGCTACTAGTGGTTTATACTGGATTAAAGCATCCACCTGGACTTACCCTGCTCTTTGTTATTGTGAAATGTCATTACATGGAGGCGGATGGGTATATTTAATGCAAAGATTATGCACTAATGATCAAGGTCTCCCTTCAACCTATTTAACTGCTCCTGCTGCTGGGGCACCAAATCATGCTTTATCAAATTTTTATGGAGTAAGAGATCTACTTAATAATTCTCTTACAGTGCAAGCAATGTGGAACGGAATAGTAGGAGCAGCAGGATCGGGCAAAGTTTATGCTAGAGAAGTTCAAGTTCTTGGAGGAACATACGACGAATCACAACGATATGTTTCAAGTGTAGATGCAGGCGCTATAGACTGGACAGCTTTTCAAAGATTTTTTGCAGGTAACTTTGTCAACGGAACATTTACAAGCACAAATTTATCAGTTTGGTATAATAACGGTAATAACGTAGCATTAAACAAGCAAGGATTCTCATATAGCGCACCATACCTAGCAACTATAAATTCCGGAGCTACTAATGATACAGATTTATGGTTTTGTAATGGAGCTGATGGTGATACAAGCACAGGAGCTAACTGGAGTTTTGCTCTACAAAAAGGTGGTTCGGCGCCGCCCGCAACCGCAACTACTGCGAATGGCGGAAATAGACATAGCGGAAGATCAAGATGGGCTATTATAGCAATCAAAGCATAAGGAGAAAAAATGGGGTTTTTTAATAAAGCATCACAAAGTTCAGCAGGAAAGTTTTATGAAAAACCAATTCCTTCATTTAGCGGACCAGATACAGCTACAATATCTGGAGCTAACAACGGATCCAATGTAAATGTAGGAACCTTTACACCTTTAACAGATCCGTTTGGAAGGGGTCGCACGACATTTTCATTTAATGGAGACTTACCTCCAGGGTGGACCTTTAACAGTATAAACGGTTCGATCACTATGCAAAGTATTTTAGGCGGTCTTAATGCAGAATTTGTAGTTTATAGATTTAGCGTAACAGCAAGCGAAATCGTTCCAAATTATAATCAAACTAGAACGGTTACTAGAAAATATAGTATAAGTCTAACAACTGCTTGGATTAATAGACAGGTTATAACACAGGTTTATATGGCAGGAGGTTATCAAAATGGTGCAGTTTGGTCTAATGTTAATAGAACTACTGCCTCTACAGATACAACAGTAAACTTAGGTGATGGAACTATCGATAACTTTCATTATAAATCAGGAGCTTGTGGGTATACTAAGTTATATGTTTGGAATAATACTACTACTGCCTTTAATATGAGAACAGAAGTCAAACAAAATTCAGGACAATCAGTAGCTTCAGCTAATAGCGGAACAGCCTTCGAGCCTAATAGAGAGTTTGCATGGTGTAATGGTGAAGGAGCAGGGCAAGTAAGAAAATGGACGTTCAGTACAGAGACTGTAGCTAACTTAGGTAATGGGTGGAATGATCACGCTGCCAGCATTTCAGGAGAATTTAGAGGAATTTGGTGGGGACAGAGTGCTCAGACAGCAAGAACAATATTTGCCACAGATGCTTGGGCTTACATGGGTCATAGCGCAGGAGCTCATGGACAACAAAAAGGTTTAATGGCTAAAACAGGCTTTGGCTATGGAGGAAATGAAGGAAACTATAACGGTGGTTATCAGTTTAGGAAAACAAATATAGAAACAGAAACTGGTGCTGGCACATTTAGCAAACTTCACGGGAACTACGGAGAAGAGAATTTTGGTATGGCGCAGACAGCAGGTTACTTGTTAGGGCAATACAATGGGGCACAGAATAATGCTTCGTTTAAATATACCTATGCTACTGATAGCGGATTTACAGGCGGAGCTACATTAGAGCCAAAAGGACACGGAGGGTGTAGTTCAGGACACTGTGGGTGGAGAGACTAACTAGATAATTATGTTTTTAGAGATTATAAAATGACTTCACAATTAACAAATTTTCCAGTTAACCTTTTTGAAAAATATGACGAATATACGCCACACGACTCTTCTACTACTCAAAATAAATTACTCTCTCCTGAGCAAAAAGCTATACTCGAAAAAGCAATGAATATAACTTTTGTCAATCCTAAGTTTAAAATGGAACATTTTGTAACTAGTGGACAAATTACTCCGTATAGTGCAATTAAACAATGGGTGCTAGAATTAAAAAGTCACGAAGAATCTACAGAAAATTATGAACACACAATTAATAAAATTGATTTAGAGATAGAAATTTTAGAATTAAAATTAGAGCAAACAGTTGATCAAATTGATCAAAAACTAATAGAAATAGAATTATTAGATAAAAGAAAACAAAATAAACAAAATAAAAGAAGACTAAAACAACTGTATATCGAAAGAGAACAGTTTGTAGAATTAATTCAAGAGTTTTTAGCTAGACCAGAAAGTAAAACTCCAGATGGTAGAAGTTTATTAGATATTTTCGAAACTCCTGAAGAGGAAGAATATGAAAAACAATATTGGTCTGTGAGATTAGCTAGACAAGCAGCAATGGATATAAGTTCTTATGGTAAAATTAGTCATGGAAACTTAGATGCTATTTGTCAACTGCCTCCTGAAATGCAAAATCAAACTTTGGCACTAGCCCATGAAGTAAGTTTAAAAATAGAATCTGCAAATGATTATATTAGAAATGAAACACATAAACATTTGTTAGCTAATGACAAAGAATACAAAGATAATACCAGCAGCAACAACAAAGCTACACCAAAAATTTCGCTGACTGAATACAAGGAAGGAAATATTAACGATGTTTATCGTAGTTGAAAGTTATGCCTCTAATGATCCACGAGTAGTTCCAGAAATGGAATATATGGATCATTATAATGATTGGTTATTTGATATTGTTTATATACGACCAGAAAATGTTTCCAAAGTTCCTTTAAATGACATAAATTATATGGAAGTTCCAGAAGCAGTTGCTCGAGCAGCAAAATTTACAAAAGCCGATGCAAATTTTAGATGTAGTTTTGAAGATACCGGTCCGCAGCTCAGCGAAATACCGAACCAAACTTTAGATGACCACCCAAACAAATTTAAAAAATATTATAATTTAACAGAACAAGATAAATCATTATTAATTGAATATTATAAAATACAGATGAAATTGTACATTAACTTTCACTATAGGTTCCTTAATGCTGAAACTATAACAAGAAATGTTCAATATAGACAAAATCTGATAAATGAAATTAATAATTTAAATTCTGTTGAAGATTGTAGGGCAATTCTTCATAGTAAGTTTGATTGCCATACAGCAAGCACGGTAAACAGTGGACCTTCTAAATTAGATTTACATAGATAAATTGATATTTTTAAAAGATTATATAGAAATCGACCAGTTTTTATCTGTTGACGATCAAACAAAACTTTTACACTATTTTATACACCCTAGTTTTCCTTGGGCAATGAGCCTAGACGCTGTTTATGGATCTGATGGTATAACTTATAATAATCAATCAACAATTGGTTTTTATCATACTCTACTTTATAAAGGAGAGCCTTGCTCAGAACAGCTTCATAATCTGACCTGGGTAATAGATAAATTATATCAAACAAATTTTAAATTCTTTACCATAGATAAACTTTTAAGATTTAGAATAGGTTTTTTTACTAAAAATAATGACATAACTCCACATAGTCCTCATGTAGATTATGAAGGTGAGCATTGGACTTGTGTTTACTATGTAAATCAGTGTGATGGCGATACGGTTGTTTACAATGATACATTTCCGCAAATCACTCAGGATCAGATAAAGACTCATAAATTCACTGAAAAATATCGATGTAAACCCAAGATGGGAAAACTTGTTACCTTCGACGGCAAATACTATCATAGCAGCAGCTACCCCGTTATTAATCCATTTAGATTAGCTATCACATTTAATTTTACTGTAAATAAATTCGCTTAAATAAAATCACAACAGAGAATATAATGTTTCAAGATTTTATTGGAGTATTTGACCAAGTATTAAGTGTCACTGAATGCAAAGAAATCATAGAATACTATGAAAATTTAAGATCACTAGACTTAATTTATACAAGGCAAGATCTTAAAGATGGATTAGCTCATTATAAAAATGATGAGACTGCTTTTTTACTCCAGCACGATACTATTAATACTTTTAAACATAATCCTATTTTACAAAGTTTTGTAAAAGAATTTTGGAAATGCTATCAGTCTTATGTTAATGAATATAGTTTATTATATGAAAGTGGATTGCACGGTATGCATAGTATACGGCTGCAAAAAACTAGGACTGGTCAAGGATTTCATATGTGGCATTATGAGTCTAGCGAATTAAGTACATCAAATAGAGTTATAGCCTGGAGCTTATATTTGAATACAGTTAAAGAAGGCGGAGAAACAGAATTTTTGTATTACAAAAAAAGAATTAACCCGATAGAAGGAAGACTTGTTATATGGCCGGCGGGGTTTACTCATACACATAGAGGAAATCCTCCCTTATCAAATGACAAGTATATTATTACAGGCTGGTTAGAATTTATGGGCGGAACAAATGACAAGAAAAATTTTTAGCATACCGTTAAATCCAAAATTAAATACTCAAGAGTTTTTTGATTTTTTAAACTTTTGTCAAGATTACAAAGATTGGATTGCTGACGTATATGTTACTCTGAGAATACCTCCATTTCATCAAGATGCAATGGGTGATGTTATAATGTTAGAAGAAGCAAAGCTCAGTTTAATTGAGTCAGCAATGAATTTGCATAATTCTACCGGAATAGATATAAGTGCAACTTTTAACAACATACAGGTGCCACCTACACAAAAAAATCTAGATACTTTTATAAAAAGTTTTCATAAACTTTACGGGTTAGGAATAAAAACCTTAGTTGTTCCTCATACGCATTGGGTCGCTACTGGACAAATACAGGCAGCGTTTCCTGGAATTTATATTAAAAATACTATCTTACGTGATGTACACACTGCTCAAGAAATAGTTAATCTAGCCAAATACGGCTTTGATTATATTAATCTTGATCGAGATTTAATGCGTGATAAAGAAAAATTATTAGAAATTAAAAGAGCTAAAGAGTTTGTTAAAAAAGAATATGGTAAAGACTTAGCTATTAGTTTGTTAGCCAATGAAGGATGTGTAGGGCAATGTCCTATGATGGTAGAGCATTTTGAATATAACAATAATAGAACAGAAACTATGCCGCAATATTTTTACGATCCTATAAGCAGAACTACATGCCCTAAATGGGATGTAGAAGACCCTGCTATAGCTCTAAAAACAGCTAATTTTAGCCCCTGGAAAGCGGATTGGGATTACTACTTAGATGAGCTAGGTATTGATGTTTTCAAAATGCACGGGCGTGAAGATAAAGGCCGTTTACAAGAAACTATGACCTTGATTTCTAGATATGTAAATGGAGAAACATTTGTAGATCCTGGATTTGAACAGTGGTGCCAAGAAACTAACATAGTAGGAAAACCTATAGAACTTTGGCGAGAAAAAATTAGAACCTGTAGGTTTGAGTGTTGGGAATGCCAATATTGTGATAAAATACACGATAAAAAATCAAACCTTGATTTTACACCTTTAGTCAAGCACGTAGCACAAGCTATTGCAGATTCTGGTGTACCAAAGATTTTCGTAGATGTTCCTGGTTTAACAAGCCCTAGAGTACAAACATTAATAAATCATATAGCTTCTGGAATAGGAACATATATGGAAGTTGGATCTTATTTAGGAGCTACGGCGATAGCGGCTCTTAAAAATAACACTATTAAGGCAGCTTTCATTGATAACTGGGAACAAGTACCTCAACCAAAAATTGAAGGAAGAAAAATTTCTGATGTTAGCAGTAAAGAAATTTTCGCTGAAAACATAAGACCTTTTGTTAATAATAGTTTTGTAACTATATTAGATAGTGATATGTTTGAAGTTCCTATTTGGGAATTTAATAAAGCAGTACAGTTTTTATTCTACGATGGTCCTCACGATAAAGAAACAACTAAGAAAGCTATAATGTTTTATTATTCAGCTTTGGCGGACGAATCGGTGCTTGTTGTCGACGATGCTAACTGGACTGAAGTTGTAGAAGGAACCTTTGAAGCTTTAGAGGAGCTAGGAGCACAAATAACATATCAACGTTTATTACTTAATGATGAAGAGAATATAGAGGAATGGTGGAACGGACTTTTAATTTGTGTGATAAGGAAAAACGATGCTAATCAACAAAGTTAAGAAAATATTAATTTTTGGAGGAGGAACTAGTGGATGGCTCACTGCTGCGTACTTAGTCAAAAATTTAACTATTCCTTGCGAAATATTATTAATCGAGAGTACTATTATGGGACCAATAGGAGTAGGAGAAGGCACACAACCAGCTACAGCTCGATTTTTATATGATTGTGGGATTGATCCTTTAACGTGGATGAAACCAAGTCAAGCAAGTTTTAAATTAGGAGTTGAATTTGTAGGGTGGACTAGGGACAAATATTTTGTAGATAACGACTTTATAGAAAATACATTAATTGCTCCAAATTTATTCACTACAGACTATTTTATATCACAAGATAAAAATAATTTTTATGATTGGCTTCCTGCTTATCAAATGGCCAAAGAAAATAAAAGTCCTAAACTTGCAGGAATGGACACAAACTATGCTCAGTCAGGAGAAAGAAATTGGGGAGCAGTTCACTTTAATGCTCTTCAAATAGTAGAAAGTTTAAAAAATATTATCGGTAATAAAATTGAGTATGCAGATACAAAAATAGTAAGTATAGAACAAAATGAAAATGGTATCACAGCTCTTATAGACGAAAATGGTATTAAATTTACAGGTGATCTGTATTTAGATTGTTCAGGATTTAAGGCCCGACTTATTAACGAAACTTTAGGTGTAGAGTTTGAATCTATAACAGATATATTGCCCAATGATAAAGCTGTAGTTATGCCAACTCAATACACTGATCCTGAAAAAGAGTGTTTTCCTTATACAAGATCAACTGCTATGAATTCTGGCTGGAAATTTACTATCCCTATTTTTACACGAGTAGGCAACGGCTATGTTTATAGTAGCAAGTTTATTACAAAAGAAGATGCTGAAGCAGAGTTAAGAAATTCCCTCAACGAATATGAAGCTAAAGCAAATCATCTAGAAATGAGATGTGGGATTAATAGAGCAATTGCACATAAAAATGTATGCGCTATTGGTCTTAGTGCAGGTTTTGTAGAGCCTTTAGAAGCTACTGGAATAACATTCACTACAAAAGCTGTTGAGATGCTTTGTACTGCTCTTAATACTACACAAGGTATATGGAGTAACCCTATTAAAAATGAAATAAACAAAGTATATACTGATATGTTTTGGGAAATAGTATCTTTTGTTTGGGCGCATTACCATTTCAGCACAAAAAATGATACCCCATATTGGCAATCAATAAGATGTCAAACTTCAGATATGGTTCCTAAACGAGTATCAAATATCGTAGAAAAATTTTATCCTTTACCAGGTAGACATTTTTTCTTAAATCCAACTTCTAGTTTTCATATAGGCCATTGGTTCAGTGTTCTACACGCAGGCGATGCGTACAAAAATGTAGATTATAAAATCGATGGCGAAGTAAAGAAATATGCAGAATATTTTATAAAAAATAATCAACACCGAATCAATTTAGTAAAAGAAATGTTCCCTAATCATTATGAATTTTTAAATGAATGGTATAATGCATAGGAAAATTGTTCTATTTAGGTCAGATTTATTTCATAAGTCAAATGTTGGAAGCGATTTACAACGAAGTAAGATCATAACAGATTTATATAATCTAAAAAATACGTCTAAGGAAATCGATAACTCTAATACTGGATGTATAAGATTATTTAAACCTCAATTAGAAATCAATTGGTTGTACGACGAAATATACCAGCTTATCTCAAAAGCTATTGACTTTTATGACGAAGAAGATATAATATTTAAATCGAAAAGAAAAGATAATATTGATATTACTTATTGGGCAAATATAAATTCAAAAGGAAGTCGCAATGTGTTTCATAGCCATAAGGAAAATAATTTTTCTCTAATTTATTATGTACAGGCAGAAGGAACTGGAGCTTTAAGATTCGCAAATCATTCTAATCTATTAGGCGATTGTAATAATACATCTCCTTTTGTAAGAGACTTTGAAATATTTCCTAAAAACGGAGATTTGTTTTTATGGCCTAGTTATGTTCCACACGAAGTAGAAACAAATATGTCTAACGTAGACAGAATAAATTTAGCATTTAACATTAATTTAATATGAAAAAAATAATTTTCTTCTCAATTACTCCGGGTGTAAAAGAACTATTCCCAATAATTCATGCTAGCGAATATCGACCTAAATGGGTGCAAAAAGCTAGAGATTCTTTTAAAGAAGAACTGAAAAATTACCAGGGAGACAAATTTAGCCATCTATATCGATGTCCTGGAATTTTTGATCTAATGAAATATGGGTATATTGTTAGTTTACCATTTGACCTAACTATAGAAACCAATGGCGACAAGAATACAGTTTCATATATTCTACCGTCTTCTGATTTGAAAGCTTTGATGGCAACCGATCCAATATCAGCTCATATGGATAATAAAATTGTAGGGTTTTTTCCTGTTAAGCCCTGGGCACTAAAAACAATTATTAAAATCACTACTCCTTGGTATATTATCGCTCCTAAAAATTTAAAATTTTTAGTAATACCTATACCTTATTCTGACCATTATGAATTTGAAATGGCACCAGGAATTTTAGATCCGGGCCATAGTAGCGAAATTAATTTTCAATTACAATGGAATGTCACTATAGGTAAAAGAACTATCAAAGCAGGAACTCCAATTTGTCAAATTATTCCGCTAAGTGAAGATAAGTTTGATTTTGAAATTAGAGATGCTACTGAAAGCGACCTTAAGTGGATTAGAATGAAAAGATATTTTTATGGATTCAGTTTTAATTTTAATAAAAATATCTTTAAAAAAATGTATGAAAAATGGTTTAAACTGTAATGAAAATCGACAGGTTTATAACTCCTACTTGGCTAGGTCATATTGATATAAACGATAATTTAATTAATGAATATAAAGATTGGTCAAACTTTGAAAAAGAATTAGATCCTTACGGTGCTACGCTTTCAACTACTGTAAACGGATGGCAGTATATTTTTAATCAAACTGACAAAGATCCTGATTGGTTAAAAATCCTAAGACCTGAGATCAATAAAATAAAAGAAGAAATTCAATGGACAAGATTGAAAACAATGTGGGTGATTGATTATGAAATCGGTGGATACCAAGATCCGCATTTTCATAATGTTGGAGTTGTACAGTTAGTTTCTATAATAATAAATCTTATAGGCAACGGACAATTAATATTACAAGATCCTAGACCTATAGCACAAGCACAGGGAGTTGATTTTGCAAATGTTATAGAATTAGCTCCGGGAGACTGGTGTGCTTTTCCATCTTACATAATACACAACTCTAGACCATGTAATGAGTATCGTAGTATATTGGTCTTAGATGCTTTTACAGGAAAATAAAAATGAAATATAGCTACTACCATATTCCAAACTTTCATTCAGTTCACGAATGTCAGGCTATTCTTAACTTTTGTTTAGATAATGTTAATAATTCTATAGATGATTTTCCCGCTATTGATGTAGTTAAAACCAGCAAAGTAAAATATTGTTTTTTTGGTAATGTTAAAGAAGCATTAGATAAAATTAAACATATGACGCTAGACATCAATCGTCAATTTTTTGGATTTGAATTGTTTGAAAAATCTAATTACGATACTGCTAATATAAACGAATACAGCGCAGAAAACAATAGTGAATATGGGTGGCATAGCGATGGAAACTTAGGTGGAGTGTGGGATTCTAAACTAACAGTAATTTTAAATCTTTCTCAAGAAACTTACGAAGGCGGAGATTTTGAATTATTCCTTAATAAGCCTGTAAAAATAGAAGAGTTTAAGGAAACAGGGTCCTTAATAATATTTCCATCTTTTATACATCATAGAGTAACACCAGTAACTAAAGGTAAAAGAACAACTTTATCACAATGGTTTTTAGGTCCTAATTTCAGGTAAGATGTTTAGCTTCTTCAATCTTTTCAGTAATTTTTTGTCTTATTTTAATTATATTATTTCTTGTTTCCACTGTAGCAGTAGGTATCCTATGACTTATTGTTACCTCATTATGCTGAATATCAATTTTTTTTACTTCATTGTGCAAGGCATTAAGTAAAGCAAAAAGTTCTTCTCTAACTCGAAGATCGTTAATTCTATTAATTTTTTCCTTAAAGGCTTGATATTCTTCTTGAAATTCTTTACTTCGTTCTAAATTAAACATTATTACTCCTACATTATTTCAATTAAATCTATTATGTTGTTTATTTTACTTTGAATGATTTTGTTTTTCAAACTCAAATCTAATGCTTTATGTGTTGGTTTAGGAAAATGATTTAAATCAAACCAACCCCACCCAAGATGTTCGTTGCTAAGAATAGGAACAAATTCGCTTTCTACAATACAAAAATATGTGCTAAAATTAAATAAGCTATCATTGCTAACAAATTTTTCTAAAGGAATAGTTTTAGCAATAAAGGGAACAAAGGATAATTCTTCTTCTATTTCTCGTTGGAGACCTTGCCAAGCAGTTTCTCCTTGTAAATGTGTACCACCTACTAGCCCCCAAGTTCCATTATGTTTACCATTTGATTTTTGTAATAACAGAACTCTTTTTGTTGATCTGGCACAAATAATTGCACCAGAACATATTATTGTTTTAGAGTTGCATTCTCCATTGTCCTTTATCATACTCGCCTTCAAAACTTTTAGTCCAGGATACTCCATTCCATTTATATTGAGTTCCTGTATAATAGTTAGTTTGATATATCATCGAGTCTGTTCTAACCTGAGCATTAAATATTACTGCCCATTCCGACCCTGTCCAGGTTATGATGTCATTAGCATAAGCTATAGTATCTTGTCCTGAGTTACTTTTCCAAGCATCGGGACCATCTTCGTTAAAATTAAGAATGTATGTTACTGTGCTACCTTTAGGGATAAAAGAAGATGTTTTTATATGACATTTACCTGCAACACTATCTAAAGTATGTACGGTAACTACACCATTAACCAATAGTTTAGATGAATTTATTAGTTCAAAATCTTCACCGGTATTAATTACCTTTGATGATCTTAAAGTAACAAAAGTTTCTCTAACTCCACCGCCTAAGTTTTCAACTAATAGATATCGTAGCCCTGTCGTTATTGCCTGATCTGTACCTTCATTGTTAGGGCGTTTAGGGTTAAATGTTAGTGGATTAACTATAGCATCGAACGTTCCTCTTCCAGTAGAACTAGCGTAATTTGCATCAATACCTTCTATATTGCCATCATCATCTATATAGTTATTACTATGAAAAGTATCTGTATCCCAAATCACAGATAATAGAGTAGGGTCTAACGGATTTATAGCAAGGGTTCCTACAACAACACTTCCATCACTTTGAATTAAAAATATTTTGCTTAATCCTGTTTTAAATTCTCCAGGTATTTGTTCGAATAATAGATCCCAAGGTAAATGATTAGATTCTCCTTTTGCAGTACTAAACATCCGTATGCCTTCTGGAGTAACTACAATTTGAAAATTACCAACAGAAGTAGTAGTAGAATAATTTAGGAAATCAGGATTAGGAACTTTTGCACTCTCATTTACCACACTAAAATCGAGATAATTATCTTCAATATCTATCAATGTTCCTGTATAAAGATTACTTATTATGCTTGTAACTACACCTAATTTTTTAACTTTAACTGGAGGACTAAGCCAGGTTGGAGTTTTAAGGGTAATACTTGCTATATCAATTGAACTATTTGTTCCTACAGGGACTGCTCTAGAACTAAAATTAACATCCTCAAGCTCTACGACAGATAAGCTTGTCCAATCAATATAATTATCAGTAGTTTGAATTTCTAGGCTAGGATTGAATAAAACTAAAATTTGTTCAAGTATCTGTAATTTTTGCTCCGTATTAGCCGACCATATATCCACTTTAACAGTGAGATCAAACGGTGTTGGCATCAATCTTTCTATCGTAACTTTTTTTCCTTGAGAGCTAGTGTAATGTTGATCATTGCTACTATCACTAGCTATTTCTCGTTCTCGTACTGTAATTTTGTTAACAAAATTTGGTTCTTGTATTCTATTACGATTTAATTCATATTCAGTAATATATACAGCGATTCTAGGAACACTAGGAATAGTATTTTCACTATTTTGATTTATGATATGAGCTACTTGTCTATCGGGATCCCCATACATTACTGGAACTCTAACTAAAGACCCATCTCCGTATCTAACCATGAAGTTACTAAGTAATCTAACGATCTGTGTAACATATCTTCTAATTTGCCCGTCGTAAAAAAATTGCATTATAAATCCGCCCTGGGTCTAAGTACTTTGCTAATTGCTTGACGTTCATCTGTCATTTCTCCGTCTATTTCAGTTACAGTTGAATTATTAATAAAGCTTGTTTTTAAGGTACTTCTGGTATCAGTATTAGTTAAAGTGTGACGTATATTATCTTCTCGTTTTACCCATCGTTTACCTGAGTATCTAAATAAACGATTAGGTTTGTAATCAGTTCTCAAAAAATAATCTCCTTCTATAGCTGATTTAGGAAATGCTGTTCCGAACCCAAAATCAACACCATTTTCAGGAACACCGTCTCCTACAAGATATCCAGGATATCCTTGTCTTAGAGGTCTTTCTAATACTCTACTAGCATCTAATCCAGTTGTACTTGCATCAGGCGGTGACGTAGCGTCGTCAGCTGTTATCAGAGCAGGATATCCATCCTTGTCTAAAGTTAAAGTATAAAACTGTCTTGTTTCGTAACCACTCTTAGGAGTATTTGCTTCTGCTTCTGCTATAATTGCATCGTTAATTTCTATAGCCTTGTTTTGAGTACTCACAGTTTGCTGTACAGTAGTTCCAGTATATAACGAATAATAACTTGTTTCAGGTGGTTCGTGACCCGTTACAGTAGATAACACAGAATATAAATTGCCTTCATAACGAATAATTTGTCCTGGCGAGTATGTAGTTGAAGAATTATAATCTCCTACAAAATTAGCGTCCTTGTCTGTTGGTGTTTTAAGAACATCTGCAAATTGTTGACTATCTGTAATTTTCTTTAATTTTAATCTATATAGGTGTGGATACCAAGTACGACTAAATCCTTCAGTAGCTCTACCAACATCTTCGACTACATAAAATCTAGGAAGTCCTACATCAAAATCGTTAAGAGCAAATTCGTCTCTAAGATGAGGCAACTCAATTACATCTCCACTTAACGGTTTTCGGCCTATAAGTTTTATTGTATCATTTATATGCACAGTTAATGTCAAGGTATCATTATCTAACCATAAACCAAATTGACTTAAATTAAAATCTATATCAGCTACATTGTAAATTCCTCGCAAAACATAGATATTAGCATCATATTTTCTATCTCTATTTTCAAGGAATAATAGGTCTTGAATATTTGTTACATTTTGTGATGCATAATGTGGTCGTTCTGGAGTAGCTTCTCCTTCAGCTGTATTAAGAGGACCTATATATTTGTGAAAATAAAGATCAGTTCCTCCTACCTGGAACATCTCACTAATGTTCCTGTCAAGAAATTTATAGTCATTTCCTTTTTCTGGGCGGTAAAGTGATAAACGTGGCATAGTCATATATTTATGGTAAATATTAATGGAGATTAGAATGAACGACAATCCACAGGAAGAACGCCAAAAAGTCTATGATTATTGCCGCACAATGCTTGGTGACGGTATGATAGATGTTGAATTAGATCCAGTGCATTACGAAACCGCTCTGAACAGAACTTTAGCCAAATTTCGTCAACGAAGCAGTAATAGTGTAGAAGAAAGTTATGCATTTTTAACACTAGAAAAAGACAAAAATGATTACAAATTGAGTGATGAAATTATCAATGTTCAAAGTATTTTTAGAAGAACTTTAGGAAGCAGATCTGGTGGAGGAACTGGTACTAATTTCGAACCTTTTAATCTGGCCTATACAAATACATATCTACTTAACAGCACTATGATGGGCGGAATCGCAACTTATTTTATGTTTGCTAGTTACCAAGAAACAATAGGTAAAATCTTTGGATCGTTTATTGAATTTCAATGGATTAATCATAGTAGAACTTTGCGCATTTTACAACGTCCTTTTACTGAAGGAGAAGTTATAATGCTAAGAGTTCAAAATTTTAAACCAGATTTTGTAATATTAAATGACCTGTATGCAAAGCAATGGATTTTAGACTATACACTGGCTAATTGTAAAATAATATTAGGTGAAGCCCGTAGTAAGTTTGCTAATATTGCTGGTCCACAAGGTGGAGGTCAACTTAACGGCGGCGACTTAAAAACACAAGGAACAGCAGAAATAGAAAAATTAGAAAAAGAATTATTCGATTTAATTCCGGGCGGTACTGGATACACTTTTGTTATAGGTTAACTATGAAAATTTATGAAATTTTAACTGAAAAAGCCGAAAAGAAATTAGGCAAAAATATTAAACAATCTGGAAGTCACGCTAAACAATATCAGGGAATAGATCAATATTACGGTATGTATAGGTTTGGAATACAGATGGCTGGCGCCCCTGATAAACCTATTAACAAAGAAGGACCAGCAAAAGATGTTCCTGCTGTTTGGATGTATAGTAAAGGTGAGGAAGATATTGTAAATGCTGCACAACGTAATCAAGGAATAAGTGGAAAAACTTTAGTAGGTAAAGGTGCTAGCGAGGAATTAAAAGCAGTGAATAAACAAAGTGTAGTAGCCAAGCCAAAAACAAACAAATATGGTGTGTAAATATTGACACATTGACTTAAATCTTATAAAATAATAGTATCGCTAGGAGGTACTATGATTGTAGGTTTCGTTGGATTTATTGGATCCGGTAAAGATACAGCAGCAGATTATCTTGTCAATTTTCATGGTTTTAGACGAGATAGTTTTGCTAATACTTTAAAAGACGCAGTGGCAGCAGTGTTTGGTTGGGATCGAACATTATTAGAAGGACGAACTGCTGAAAGTCGTGCCTGGCGTGATCAAGTAGACTTTTGGTGGTCCAATCGTTTAGGTAAACAAATAACGCCAAGATGGGTACTTCAATATTGGGGAACTGAAGTTTTAAGAAATCATTTTCACGACGATATTTGGATCGCAAGCTTAGAGAATAAGCTAAGAAAAACTAAAGATAATATTGTAATAAGTGATGTAAGATTTCCTAATGAAATTGAAGCTATACACAATGCCAAAGGACTAGTTGTAAGAGTTAAACGAGGACCTGACCCTGACTGGTACAACGATGCGTACAATATGAATAAAGGTCCAACAAATATGAGTTGGGCTATAAGTAAACAACGTATGTCCGAGTTAAAAATTCACGCCAGCGAAACAAGTTGGGTAGGCGGTAATATTGATCATACTATAACAAATGATACCACGATAGACGACTTATTTCAACAACTTAGAAATCTGGTAGAAGATCACCTTGCCTCCACTGATGACCTTCGATATGAAGAACCCTCTGGCAATTCGCACATATTGTCTTTAAGTTAACTGCTCTGGTATTGTTTAAATTACCGTCTATGTGAAATACGTTAAACTGTTCTTTATACTTACTTTTATAGCCGCACTTGTCACAGGCTGATCTCATACGGTATCCATCCTGATACCATTTAGGATATCCTTTTCCTACTCCACCATATCTAATACAAATTTCACACTTTTTCCTATAGTAAGTCCTACCATTTTTAAGATAGTTTATAGCGGCTGGACGTAGTTTACATATACATAACGGGCGTGTCATCGCTTATTTAGTTGCCCTTTTTGATCCCTTTTCTTAGGTTTATAACTGTCTATTTTTGAAAGAATCCAATAAATAATATTAGAACAGAAACCTTAGGAGAATCCAAGATGGCATTAAGTTCACCAGGCGTAGAAGTCAAAGTTATTGACGAATCATTTTACACACCAGCTGAGCCTGGCACCGT